CGTCGGGCATAAAATTAAAGACTGCGTCTGAAAACGGCTGGCATCAATGTGTTGCAGCAGTCCCAGGCCAAACGCCGCCGTTTTACCGCTACCGGTTTTCGCCTGCACGCGCACATCTTTACCGGCAAGGATCGCAGGAAGCGCTGCGGCCTGAACGGGGGTCATGGTGAGGTAGCCCAGTTCGTTAAGGTTCTCGATCTGGGCTTCGGGCAGAGCATTCAAAGTTGAAAAGGCGGTCACTGTATATTCTCGCGATAAAAAGGCTTACGTTCAGCAGGCGCGTATCCTCACAGATCTGCCTTCTTAACGCGACAATTTAATCGGGACTTCATCCGGCGGCGGATCGGGCTGCGGTTGTGGGCGAGGAATTGGCTCCGGTACCGGTACAGGATCGATGGGCACCGGATCGGATGCATACGAATCGACAGGATCAAGCAGTGTAGAACCAGACATGTTTACCTCCACAGTGGATGTGCAACACCTTAAGGGTAGAAGCTGGTGGCGCAGAGGCAAAAAAAAAGCCGACTATTCTAAGTCGGCGTCGTACGAATCAATTGTGCTATGCAGTAATTCAA